TACATCGAGCTTGTATCTATAGAGCATACATGAAGAAACCCCGGAAGCACCACATGTGCAGTCCGGGGTCCGTGATAGTGAGGTTAACTATGAAACCAGAAATCTAACTATCAGTCAGTTAGATACAAGCTGTAAGAGGGTAAACTATTTATAACTCTCGCTTATTTCTCCAGTATTCTTTGACGCGTGCAGAGCAAGCAGCTCGTTTCTCAGGCGTCCAAGAAGCTCTGACTCCATCAGAGATCTTGGCACGGTGAGCAGGAGAATATTTAAGTCCATTTCTTTCATATCCGCACATCTTAACAAGTATCTTATGGTCAACGTTATGTTCTTCATAATAGTCACGAACTGCTTGGCGGATTGACTGACGTGAATAAATGCTATGCTTTCTATCCTTAGGGCGGAAATGCGCTGCGACTTGCTTATAGAGAGGCGTGATGCCGTTCATCAACATTCCTGGATCACATTCCATTTCCTGGTCAAGATATTCTTCAACAAGCGTGTAATCTATTGATTTAAACTTCATAGTATATAATTTAACAAATTTATGGTGACTTGTCAATGGTAAATTTGGAAATTTATTCTAAATAAATGCTCCCGTTGAAGTTATCTCAGGGAGCTGCATCGGAGGTAAGAATTATGAATTTATACTATTTATAACTTCTTCCTTGTGCTTCCAGAATTTATTCCAGTTGCCAATAACCTCTTCACGTATTTCAAACAGTTCTGAACAAGCATCTGCATAGTGAGTTTGCTCACCTTTGCCGTTATCTGGCGACTTGTATTTAGCATTTATGATATGCAACTTGGCTTCGTCAATCTTCATATCGTCTGTTTGTTTGTAGTCAATTATCTTTACAGGTTTATTGTATTGGAACTGCAGTTGAGTTGCTCTCAGGTATGGATCATTTGAGTATCCAATCTTATACTTGTCGTCGCCTATTTGCATTAGATAGATGTACCCAGGTAGTACTTCTGATGGTATATGCCTGCATATTTCATCAAATGCCTTCAGTCTCTTAGATATCTTCTGACCATTCTCCATTACTGGCATAGTAGCTATTACTACATCTGCGACTCTTGCAAGTACATCACGATTTATCTTACATGGCAGTTCAATGAGTTGTTTACGACTAGAATTACACCAAGGTTTGAACAACATATTCCATATACGTTGAAACTGCCGTCCTTTGGAACCAACATAGACACGTACACCAGCACGATCTTTATCAAGTTCGCATTTGGTATATGTTCTCCATACTTTAGGTCTATAAGTATTTCTAGAATACTCACTTTCATTTCCATAGCAAGTCCAAACACAATCTTTGTCTTTGTCTTCTGTCTTGCCATAATTAATGTATACATACGGATATTCATTCATAATTCATTACTTCCTCTTGTATTTAGATTTACTATTACCTACATTGCTATTTCTAAGGTAACGTTGTATCTGTTTGCCAGAAAGCCACGAATAGTCTCTTAGCTTTCTTTCTGCTGAACAGTTCCTTTCTTCAAGACTTGCTACCCATGATATAATGTCACATGTCAAATCAAATCTTGAATTTAAGATCTTCTGATGATCTTCTTTAAATTTCTTTATTGCGTTCTTTCCATATTCAGTTCTATACTTCAACTGTGTCTCAAGCGGTATGAACACAGTCAATACTGCAGGTTGAATTGCATACTTCGCCAATACTTCCTTAAAGTAAACCTTTGCGTCTTCTGGGGTGGTCAATCTCTGAATAACATTATGAAAGCACATTATTCTACAGTACTCAGGATCATTAGGGTCAATGTCCAATAATTCATGCCATGTGTTCAGTCCTCTATTTCCAACAAGTAAACGCAACTTCGCTGTTATGCTATTCTCTAAGTCATGTTTATTATATTTCAAGCCAGCAAATTTCACAATCATCCAGTTCCATGTAAGTCCTACGATGATACGAAATGCATGTAAACGTTTCAATTCAATAGGATCATCATTTCGTAAGCGATTAAAGATTCCATCTTTGTCTTTACGAGGTTTGCTGTAATAAAGATGAAATAAAGGCAATCCATAAACAGCTGGATAGTGTCCTAATAGTTTCTTCATACTGGAGAGATTATCTAGAACCCAATTTACTTGTCCGGTATCTTCTTGCCTTACGATGCGAGGCTCTCCAAGTAATCTGTCAATTTCTTCATTCATTATTCCTACCTATAACAAAGGCTTGCTATACGATGCCTAGGTAGGGACTGCAATCGTATAGCAAGCCAAAGAAAGCTCTTTCCTGTGAGAACATTGCGCCCTACTTCAATAGTTTCCCACAAACTATTTATAATCTTTATAGTTCAAATATAATAACTATTTCCCCAAATTTCATTGGGACGAAATATTTCCTAACAGTTCCTATCTCTGTGCCTCTCTGTGCTTCTCAAGTGAGTTTCCAAAGCACAGAGAAATGACGTAAATTGAGTCAAATTGTGACGAAATTGGGCAAATTTCTATCTCTGTGCTTCTGTTCTTCTTTGAAGAAGAATTCAATACGGGGATTAGATTGCTAAATTTGCTATATTCTGCGAGAATGTCAACTTCATAAAGGATAATGGACGGAGCGAGCGGAAGGTGGATAGCGAGCGCAGTCCAGTAGACTTTATAGTCGAACTGGACATTCTGTTATTTAATTACTAAATAACCATTTGTCCAGTTAGACCATGAACTGGACATTTAGTTATATAGTAACAATATCAATATGTCCAGTTGGTTCTGGACTACACTCCGTGATTCCACTTCGCTCGTTCCCGCCTCTTCGGCTCCCACTCGCTTCGTTGCCTTCGTGTTAGTCCTGAACTACTTCAAGTTGACATATCCCGGGCGCTCCGCGCTACGCGCTCCGCGGTCCGGGACTCTCACTTCGCTACGCTCAGAGTATCGCTGCTAGCGCAGCTCTGTTCACTATTATGCGGTCCGCCTGAGGCCGGATAAATATCCCATGGAAGGTATACTACAGTCACAGCTCCTTGCAGCATTAGAAGATTACGAAGTAATAAACAGAAAGTTAGGCACTATATTATGTGCCCTTCCAGATTTCGTTCCAAAGTTCCTATACATAGCTGATCATAATGGTCCTATACCAAAGCAACTTCAACGTATAGTCCCATGGTGCCGTAGATGGCTAGAAACCAAAGATGAACAGGAAGGTACCTTATTGGAGAGAAAGATTCTATTCGTATTGGACATTTACCTCCAAGCAAGAAAGTATTATAAATAACTCAGCACAGCAATAGAGGAGGTCTATATGACAGACGCAGAAATAATTCAGAAGTTTACTGATCTCGAGAACAGAATTCGTTATCTCGAAATGTCCAATTATCCAGTCTATGGTAGCAATCCATTCGTTACTGACTGGAGCACACCACCTACTCAAGGCTGTAGTCAAGAAGACATGATGAAAGCATCATTTCACTGCACACACGAACATCCATAAGGAGAAATAACATGGCAAATAAAGTTAATGTTACCGCAGAAATAAAGAAAGAACTTGATACTTTAATGCATTCAAATCTTAGTTCATATAAGATGATGAATGAAGGGCAGATTAAAGATACGTATGATGCTTCATGGAAGGATAAGCATTATACCATTACTCGTAAAGACATGCCTGCTAAGAAAGTTGCTTGGTGGAAATACTTTACTCAGATTTGGGATAAAGACGCTGAATTTGAAATCAAAGCAGCAAAGCCTACATCTGAACTTTGCGCCTGGGAAGTAAATGGCGAGTTAATTGCTACTAGACGTATTGAGACTTCTGCTTTGGAAGTCGAAGATCCAGAAGAACGTAAGGCTATTCGTTACTCATTGTTGAAATCGCTATTTGCGGCTTTGGACAAAGCCGAGGCTTTGAAGTGATGAGTAAATTATGACATACATCATTTATACAGACGACGTGAAGTATTTGCTTGATAATGCCAAGTGCATCAAGAATAACGATCCTAAGCTTGGCGATATTGGTGCATACAGCAAGATTCCTTTAGAAGAACTTACTCATATTACTATTTACCAAGGCCGTAGACGCTTAGAGCCATTGGGACGAGCAATTCCATACTTGCATATAGTCCATGCAAAGTGTACCTGCAAACCAAACGTATTGAAACAATGGATGGAAGCTCACCCACAGTATTCTTCTTTGTTGCTTGAAGTAGAACAGCGCATCATTGATAAGATGCCTGAATATGCAGATACTATCAGAGAAGTTAATAACGGTACCGAACTTTATCCTCATAACATTTACTCAATGCCGGTTGAAGCATTTGAGGAATATCGTAATTGGTTGCTATGGGCATTGACTTTAGTCAATCTTCCAGATAAAGATAAGGTTGGTTCATTACTTGCTGAACGTTTATTTACTATCTGGATGAAACATAACGAGAAGAAATATACACACGAGTCTGTCAATACGTGGCTGTATGATAAGGTCACAGGCAAGCTCATCAACACAACAGACGGAGTTGCATAATGAAATACGCTTTACTGACAACATGTAAACAACGAGTAGCAGATTATAAGAATGAAGTTCAGGAGGCTATAGATTCCCTAGCCTGTCAAGTAGACAAAGTATTCCTGACATTGTCCACAGACGAATTTGACGAAATACCCAAGTTCAAGAACTGCACGGTAGTATTGATGAAGGAGAACCTATATTCATTCAAGAAATACATTCCGTTGCAGGTATTGGAGTTCGACCCAGAAGACATTATCGTGTTCGCCGATGATGACTGGAAGATGAATCCTGACTACGTTGATAGAATGATTGAGCGAATGGGCGACGCAGACGTTGCTTCTCTAGGTTGCGGTGGCATTATTGGTTGCTTCTGTGTCACGAAAGCGAAGTGCATTCAGCCTGATTTCTTCAAGTATTGGAATCGTAGTCTAATTGAATCTAGAATAGATGACGTATTCCTCGGCAATTACATGAAGTTCAAAGGCTTTAAAGGATCATTTGCCGGTCCGAATACAGATACATTGGTAAGGGAACATGCCAAGCCTTTGATTCCTGTATCGTCCAATAATCCTGACAACACAGTCTATCCGCGAACATTCAACTGGGTAGCGAATTACAAGCCTTGGAGCAAGAATGAATCAGAAGGATAAGACAAAGTTTCGTGCGTCAAAGCGCTGGAAAGAGTTCAGAGACAGGATCCGACACGAACAGCAGAAAGATCCCGTTACCGGCGCCAAATTGACAAGAATGGCGAACCTGCATCACCTTGACCTGAATGCAGACAACTATGAGGATCTATCTGATGATTCTCATTTCGTATTTCTTAATCAGGCCACCCACAAGACCATCCATTTCTTCGCACACAAGGACTGGCGTAAACGCCTTGCAGTAATGACTGAGCTTCTGGAACGAATGGCAGAAATTAACGGCTGGCCATGATTCCCTAGTTATTCTGTAAAGGAGTAAATTATGGCACAGAAGAAAGTAGAAGTTAAAGAAGATAAAGAATACAAGAAAGACCTACAAGAAATCAAGATTCTATTGGCTACTATGGTTCGCGATCTTGACATCCTTGCTCGCAAAGCCAAGTATGAATTAGGAGGGCTTGAATGAGATTAAGTTCATGGGTCAAAGACACATGGAAGCATATCACTATCGAGAAGGTTATCTTTACGAAAGGACAGGAACTTCACGTTCCGGAGATAAATGTTGACCTTACTGTCGGCATTATCTCTACCACAGATAAAGAAGAATTCTCAAAGCTATGTTTCCATTACGCACCTGTTGGAATTATCGTCGATGAAATACCTGACGAGTATTATGAAGGCCGATTGCTCATGACACGCAATTACCTTACCAAGCTGTTGGTTCGTTCGCCTAATTCCAAGGTAGCTGAGAAATACCTGAATATCCTTGAACGTAGAGACCGAGCTCACTGGGCAAAGGAACAGAAAGAGACAAAGGTTACTACCGAAACAGGAAATACAGGAACAACAAACATTACATTTACAGTTAGAGAATGAGTATAGTAGCCCAATCACAGCCTCAGCCAGAAATCTCGAAGTGGCAACAGACATATCTGGAACACTTCGATGATGACCTTTACATCGCATGTACTGCCATTTCTGCAGGCAAGACTCGAATCCTTGCTACATGGCTGGTGCTTCAGTGCTGTCAGAAACCTGGCATACGAGGTATCATCATAGCGCAGAACTTCCGTGCATTGACGAAGGTATTGATACACGACATCCTTATGGTTGCCGAAATGTTTGGCATTGATGCTATGTGGAACAAAGGCTCTCAGGAAGTCCATTTCATGAATGGATCTATCCTATTCGGTTATTCTGCTGAGAACCCAGAATCTGTACTTGGTCTATCTGAAATAGACATATTGGCAATAGATGAGGCTGCATACTGCAACGAAGACATCTATAACTATTCACGTGACCGTATGCGTGGTGGTAAATACAAGCCAATGGTGCGTCTGATCTCCTCACCTTCTACGATGGGCAAAGTTCAGAACTGGTTCTCGGCAATCGTTAAGAAATATCCCGACAAAGTAATCACAGCGACATACAAGGACAATCCATTTACTTCGCCTGAATATAAGAAAGAACTAGAAGAACGTTACGGCGTTGGAACTAACTTGTTCCGTCAGCAGTGCCTTGGCGAGATCTTTGATACAGACATCGCATCACAGTTGATATTCCGTTCTGAATTTCCAACTTCCAAACGTGACCAGTCAGAAGAAACATACTTCGGATTTGACGCATCTGGCCTTGGTGCAGACAGTGACCAGTTCGTTGTCATTGATAAGTTTGGAATGGTGGACAATAAAGAACGCAAGGAAGCAAATACGTTCGAGAAGACATCTGTCATTACATCGCTATACGAGAAGTATAAAGTCAAATTTGGCTACTGTGATAATACAGGTGGATATGCATCTGGTGCCCTTGACCTCGCGAAGGATAAAGGATTGAAGCTAGAAGGAGTCAATTTCGCCCAGAAGGCATTTGACTTCGAGAAATACCCCAATGCACGAACAGAAATGTACATTGAGTTTGCGAAAGCCGTCAAACAAGGTCTATGGGTAAACGACCAGGTTAGAGAAGAACTATTGGCACAGTCAGTTTACATTAATGGTAGAGGCCAGCAACAGTTGATGCCCAAGGAGGAAGTTAAGAAGATTCTCGGGCATTCTCCGGACATTTGCGACGCCTGCGCCCTTGCTGTATACGCTATGAACCACAACGATTCTAACTGCGCTGAGATGACCCCAGACCGTGCTTCTGCGATTGCCAATAAGTATCTGTATTATTTCCATAAGTATTCGAGATGATTGATTGTAAGAATTGTAAAGCATATTGCTGCCGACGTATTGGACTATTGCGTCCAGATTTAGATAGAGGAGATCTAGCTTGTATTCATCTGACCGAAGACAACAAGTGCGATATCTATGAGAATAGACCTTTGATATGCAATACGGACAGAGTCTACGAGGCATTCTTCAAAGGAATCATGACTCGTGAAGAATACGATAAAGTCAATAGTGAATCTTGCAGAAATCTGCAACTAATTATTGAACAGAATAGAGGAGTTGATACATGAACTCAGTAAGAGAAATTATTAAAGAAGCCTGCTCACGAGTAAATCTCGTCCCTCGCCGCCAGGCAGTCCCGGGCGATATTCTTGAGACTGGCTATAATCTATTGAAAGGTATCGTAAACAAGTATAACTACGATAACCTTCTTTCATTTACCCAGAATTCCATTATCGTTCCGAATAAGGAATTGACTCACATCTATGATGAAACTGACCTGTTGCAGGAAAGGGAAGATCCTCGCTATGATGAAATGCAGCACATTCAAGTGCGTGACGTCATGAAGATAAATTCCCTCTATTTCGTCAATCAGACAAACGAGCCTTATAAGGAATTCTACAAGTTTGATTTCGTGCCTTACACGGACTTTGACAAGTATCCGAACAACTCTCGAGTCTTTACTATGACTCAGAAGTCAGAAGGCGAATGGCTCGTTCAGATCAAGCCAGCAGTATCAATGCAGAATTATAGACTAAAGATTAACTATAATGAAGGTATTGACTTTGACCTTGACAGCGACCTTTACATTCCTGACAACTATATCGAGTTGCTAATCGTTGCCCTTGCTCATAAGTTGGCTCTTCAGTATCCGCGCCTTGATGACGCTCAGATGCAGCGACTGGAGAATGAAGTTCGCGTATTGGTAGATAATGTTCGCACACCAAAGGCTGCGACTAGAGTATTGAAGCGTGCCGATTACTGGACACGTGCTAGACGAATGAGTCAGGCTGAACTAGAGGCTGGTGCATTCTTGAGAGGTATCTAATGGCATCATCTGTCAAGTTAGTACAGAACATCGCTGGTTCTATTACAAAGAGCAACATCGTCAAGGTTGGCCTTGGCGAGTCTCTTAATATGTTCCTTGAACGTCAGAACGTCCAGGAGCATTCCTGCGATATGATTATGAGAACAGTCCAAGGCGAAGTAAAGGCTGCGGACATTCCTGGTCAATGTCGTGGTATGTATAGAGTTTCTAGAGGCTATGACAACAAACCTGTACTATATGCAGTATTTGACCATACCCTCTATCTAATCAACGAAGACAATACATACAACGAAATTGCTACCATTCAGTCCTCTGGTAGTGAATGCCACATGTGCGAAACCGGCGGCTACGGTTCTGCTCACCCTCATTTGATTATCGTTGACGGTACATCTGTATATGCAGTTAATACCGGTCTTTCTATAGGTGACCAACAGATGGACTTCCGTTCTATCAAATTGCCTACTAGAGTCAATACCAATCAGTCAATAAATCCAACTCACTGTGCATACCTTTATGGTTATCTGATCGTTAACGATGCTGGAACAGACGCATTCTATACTTCATACCAGTATCCCTTTGAGATAGAAGACAGTGAGACTACAGAATTCTACGTCAAACGTTCTCAGTTCGTATCTTGGTGGATGTCTTTGACCGACCAACAGCGACTTGACTATAAGAATGGTACCATTCAGGACGCTTATTCCGTTCTGTATAAAGAATTCATTGATGGTACTGCAGATGATACTCCTGAGAAATACGATATCTTTAGAGTAGATACTGTTGAATACGCCAAGTATGGTTTCATTACATATTCCGAATGGTGTCCAGATAATACCATCGCTCTCTGCAGTAACGGTTCAAAGCTCTATACATTCGGTGAACGTTCATGGCAAGTATTCTCCTACAACGACGATAAGAACAACCCGTTCTCCTCACCAGACAACGCTGCTGGTAACATTGGTATCAAGGCTCCTAATTCCCTTGCTATGCTGGGAAATACAGTTCTATGGCTAGGATCGTCTGATATTGGCGATAACGGCATATTCTGCATAACAGATACAGAAATCAAACGTATCTCTACCCAGGACATTGAACGTGAGATTACACAAATAGTCAACCCAGAGAACGCCTACAGTTCAATCTGGCAAGAACATCAGCACGTATTCTATTCTATTACATTTGAAGATTCCAAGAAGACATTCGTCTATGACATCAACGAAGACGCATGGCATTATCGTGCTTCATACGACGACAAGAACCATTTGACATTCTGGAGATATAATCACGTCACCTTCGCATACGGCAAACAATACGTCGGCACTAAGGACGCTCTCTGCTATATGGATGAGAACAAGTATACCGAACATGACGACAGAGTAATGCTAAAGATGCGCAGAGGTGGCGTGCTTACTTCCGTTGACTGTCCATTCTATATTGACAGCGCAGAACTGATAGTAAACAACGGTCAACATTCCTTCAATGACCAATACGGTGACTTGGAGTTGAATCCGAGAGTATCAATTCGTTATTCATGGGATGGCGCTACGTTCTCTGATTATGAGGACTATTACCTTGGTAAGATTGGTAGATACGATTATTCTACTACTATCTGGCACTGTGGAATGGGCAAATACTTTACGTTGGAAATTTCAACGACCGAGCCTGTTCCATTCTCCATCGAGAATCTAAAGGTCGCCTTCTCACCATGTAGCAATTTCATTTAAGGAGGGTTCATGGCTGTAGATGTTAAGATCGTTCGCTATGATGAATCCAACCAGAACATAGAAGGATTGAAAGGCAACTACGGCCAGCTTGGTGACAAGAAGGCCGCCTTTACTGTAATCAAGAATTTACTATTCGTTAACCTTCATAAAGGCGCTACCTATACAGATGCTAAGTTGCCTACTGTCTATGATGGATTTATCCAGCTCTCTAATGGTGGAAGAATTCAAGTAACCAACTCAACGCTAAACTGCAGCTTACCTGAGAATGTAAGTGGTTTCGGCGTATTGGTATTGACAAAGTGGAATTAAACTAATTATTAGGTAAAGGAGATTTAACATGGCACCTCTAGTAGCGGCAGCAATTATTGGCGCTGGAGCAACACTTGCTAGTTCTGGCATTCAGTCTTATTCTCAGTATAAGGCTCAAGAGGCTGAACTTGAAGCACGTAAAGATGCGGCTAAGCAACTAAAGCAGCAAGGCCAGCTCACAGACAACGAATACAGACAAGTCATTAATCAGATTGACAACTATTACAAGAATCGTGGCAGCCTTGGTACTCAGCAGAACGCAAATGAATACAAGCAGGCTATTGCCGATTACAACCCAGAAGATTATGCAGCAGATGTAGGAGAATTTAACTTTGATAAGACTAAAGAAGATTATCTCAATCCTTACTATGGTCGTATCATTGGAGATACTGCCGGCCAGATACAGCATACAGCTGCGGGAGCCGGACTCGGCCGTGGAACAGGAGCTGCTCTAAACATCGCGAAGGGCGTCTCTGAGAAATCAGATGAACTATACCGCACTGCAATGCAAGATTACCAGAATGAACGTAACTTTGCATATCAGCAGTATCAAGACGCTATTACGAATAATCAGAATCGTCTCAACGCTCTACGTTCTGGCAATGAATATAAGATCGGTCTTCAGGGTAGCCTTGCTCAAGATTACTATAACACTCAAGATACACGCATGAGCGACATGCTGAAGGCTCAGCAGGATAGAATGGCTGCTCAACAGAATTACGCTACTGCTATGGCTGGTCTATATTAAGGGAGAGAATATGGGAGTTTATTCTAGAGATAATATTGACTATCAGGGCATGATTCAGAACATGCTCGCCAATCGCGCTAGAGGAGCACAGATTCGTTCTCAGGGAATTAACCGTCAAGGCGAAATCTGGGGCAATGCAGTTTCTAACATTGGAAACATCGCTTCTTCTACTATTCGTGATATGGCTGCTCAAGAAGAGGCAGCTAAGCAACAGGAATTGGAGAATTCATGGAAGCAGCAACAGATTGACTTCCAGAATCGTCAACTCGAACAGCAGAAAGATCTGCAGTTGAAGCAGATGGCTCTATCTAGGGATCTTGCTGGACAGCAGAAGGCAGAAGCGGCTGCTGCAAATCAAGATGAGAACATGAAGAACTGGCAAATTGCCAATGCAAGATTGAATGCTGCTAAGGCTAAATTTGGAAGATCTGCAGGTGACCCTGCTGCTCAAGCAGAATATGCAGACGCTATGTTTACCGAACAGTATTGGCGCAAGAAAGCAAACGTTGATACGCCTGATATGACGATTGCTTCCGTTCCAGCTGATGCACCTGTAGTTAAGACTAATGAAGATTTGATGGCAGAATTGAAAGCATCTTTGGAAACTGGTTCAGAACCTTGGTCAGATGCCGCACTTGCCAATTCAAATGCTATTCTTGAGAACATCAATGATCCGTCATTGAAGTACCAAGGCGAAGCAATGATTAAGGCAAAGGGAAAGACTAAAGAACAGAAGACTGCTGCTGAGGAAGAACACAAACGTAAGGTTCAGGCAATCATTGACGGCTGGACGCCTGGCACTCCAATTCCAGAAGGCTTTGAAGTTTACTTTGCTGGTGGTAAGCAACACATTAGACAGAAAGGTAAGAAATAATGTCAGATGAACAGATGACTAAATATCTTCAACAGTTGTATGAGGTAGATCCTACAGGCAAACTGGCTGCTGAATTTACAGCATCTGGCAAACTACCTGATGCATCTGTTCTTGAAGGCTATAGTAATTATACAGATAAGTACGTTAACTTTGATGATTTCAGAGGCGATAAGTATAAGACTCTAGCTAACTTCTATCAGTCTCAGGATGGTAAGATGCCTTCTGAGGCTCGTATGATGTCATTCCAGAAGCAACATCCTGACATTTCTGCTCAGGAAGTTACCGATTGGTTCAATAAGACAAACAAGTATAGAGAAGACATTGTTGCTCAACGTAAGGTTGAGGCTGGCAAGAAACGTCGTGAAATGGAAATCAAGAACGATTGGAATCTTGTTCAGCACGCCTTGGCATCTGACTATGAGAAACAGAGATACATTGATGATCCTCAAAGCGCTATCTTCGGTAAAGAAGCTGGCGGTCTCGTAGGATCTTCTGCTGGAGCAAAGGCTGACCTTGCTACTGGCGTATTGGCTGGTGCTGCGGACCTTGTTCCTAAGCCTGGCTTTGTTGCTGTTGGTCCTGCCATTCGTGGTCTACGTGATGTTGGACATAAAGTAACCGATTCTCCATATCAGAAGGATTGGTCAACTATCGGTTCTGATTTCGGTAAAGACGTTGTATTTGGTGGTGCTACATTCGCATTGGCAAACGCACGCCGTGGCGCCAGAATTGCTTCTGCTTATGCCTCACCTGAAGTTAGAGGTGCATACGAAGTAGCAACAGAAGGAAAGGCAATCAATCAGTCACTTAATGGTCTTGTCAATAACATGGACCAATTGGATAACATTCAGCTCGCTAACTATATTAAGAATCTACCTGAATCTTCAATGAAGTCAGAGTTGATGGGATTGTCTGAAGGATTCATGGGAAAGGGAATTGACCGTGACGCTATCAGAGATGTCATTGTCAAGTATGATCGTGCAGTAAATCCGGAAGTTCAAGCTGCTGCAAAGAATGTAGTAGCAAAGGGATATAAACTTCCTGATGAAGCACCTTTCCTACAGAAGGCTATCTCAACTGAACCTGTCAAGAAGACAAGTGATAAGATTACATTGGGATTGCTCAAAGGTGCAGACGCATTGAATACCGGCAAACCTGGCTATATGATATTCTCTGGAAGTAGAACTGCAGCTGGTCGTGGTACTAAGCCTGAAAGAAAGCAGACTGCTCTTGAACGTAAGATCTATAATCAGCAGATTGACTGGTATAAGAAGAACTATACCCGTGACTGGGAAGCAGGATTTGCTCCTAAACAAATTGATGGTGACCCACTGTGGGAAGCCTATAAAGAATGGAAAGAAGGAAGATAAACATGAGATCCTTTGACATTTGGGACAGATATTTCGACAACGAGAACAAGCCTTTGCATGGCTGTGTTGCTTTCATGGTCCGTGACGGTAACACGCCTGCCCCCATTTATGACCAAGATGGTACTCCGCTAGATAACCCACAGATTACAGACATCTATGGACGTACTAAGCATCAGGTATTCATTGAGGAAGATGTTACTGCTTATTTCTATAAGTACATTGGAACAGGATCATTGGAAGACGAAGAACGCCTTGGCATTAACGTCAACGATCCTTCCAAATGGTCACTTCAATTTACTGCTGAGAATCAGAGCACATATAATCTTCACCTTACATCCGATGCTGCAAAGTGTGTTTCTACTATTGCAGACTTGAGAGCATTGAATCCAGCAGACGTACCTGAGATTGATGGTAAGAAGATCATTACTCTCCTTGGTTACTATAATGCAGGCGATAAGGAACCTATCAACTACGTATGGGATTCTCTACAGACTCATACAGATACCGGTGGTTCATACATCAAATGCAATGACCTTATTACCGGTCGTTGGGAAATGGTTCAGCCAACGGAACACTGTGACTCTCGTCACTTTGGTGCATTCCCGTCTAACTCATATAACATGGCAGACCAGACGTATCAGATTGGACAGCTATTTGCTTACTGTTCTGTGCATGCCCTTCGTCCTTTCTTCAACGGTTCAACAGATTACCGCTGGTTCAAGTATACGAACCTGAATGTCATCTGTGAGGCAATAGATGTAACTGAGGAAACTCGATTCTATGACGCTGGTCAGGATAATACCATCCAGGGCGAATGGAACGGCAATCCTCACTTCACACAGAATAACACCAATGTCAAAGCCAAGAACGTTAAGACTTCTTGGGGTGCTAAATCATACGTCAATTACGAGAATGTAATCATTGACGTTGAACCACAGCAGAAAGTATGGTCTAACGCTCACATTGATGTAAGGGTAAATCCTCTATACGGATATAGCTTTGACCACTGCACATTTGAACCTAACGGAAACCTTGGTTCGGATAACCTCAATGGCATCAATAATACATTCAATAACTGTATCTTGAATGAGAAGATGTTCATTCTTGATGGTGAATACGTTGCATCGCTCGTTGGTCTATGCACCAACTGCTTGGTAGATCCTGATGACTTCAGAAACTCAATGTGGCTGTATAGA